CAAAGAATAGATGAGATCATATCCACTCTTAAGACTCGCCAACAGACCAATAGATTAAACTACTACCAACCTTATCAGTTTCAAACAAGATTCCATGATAGTGGTCGTGAAGCTAATCAAAGACTGTTGATGGCTGCAAACAGGGTGGGAAAGTCCTATGTAGGGGCTATGGAGATGGCTATCCATTTGACAGGCGAATACCCTAGTTGGTGGAAAGGAAAACGCTTTAAAGAGCCAATAAGAGCATGGGTATGTGGTGCTAGTAATGAAACCACAAGAGATATCTGTCAAAGAGAATTATTTGGGCAACCAGACAACCCGAGAGATAAAGGGAAAGGAAGTATACCTAAACATCTCATTGGTGAAACTACAAGGAAACCTGGAGTACCAAACGCACACTCGTCAGTCCTTGTTAAACATAAAAGCGGTGGGTGGTCTCGTGTTGCCTTTAAAGCATATGAAATGGGTGCTGAAAAATTTATGGGGGAGAGTATTGATCTAGTATGGCTAGATGAAGAACCACCTCAAGATATATACTCACAATGTATAACTCGTACCCTAGACAAGCAAGGACAAGTCTATATGACATTTACCCCAGAATCAGGCATGACTGAGGTAGTACAGAATTTTACGTCAGAATTAAAGTCTAAACAGGCATTGATTACGGCAGGTTGGGAAGATGCAGACCATCTGACTGACGACATGAAAGAACAGATTTTACAAGCATTACCACCTCATGAGAGAGACATGAGGTCTAAAGGAATACCCATGATAGGTAGTGGTCTGGTATTTCCGATATTAGAAGATAACCTGACCTGTGAACCATTTACTATACCCTCTCATTACCCTCGTATCGCAGGTCTCGATTTTGGCTATGACCACCCTACAGCAGTTGTTTGGGTGGCATGGGATAGGGATGAGGATATCGTGTATATCTACGACACCTACAAGATGTCAAAACAAACACCTGACTATCATGCAGGGCATATCAATCAGAGAGAAGGAAGCCATTACATACCAATAGCTTTTCCTCATGATGGATATCAACACGATAAAGGTAGTGGTGTTACATTAGCTGAACATTACCGACAAGCTAACGTCAATATGTTGCCATTTCACTTTGAGAACCCACCAGCTTTGGGAGAAAAGAAAGGTGGTAATTCAGTAGAAGCAGGGATCATGGAGATGTTATCACGCATGGAACAGGGTAAATTTAAGGTATTTAACACCTGTTATGACTGGTTTGAGGAGTATAGGTTATATCATCGTAAAGATGGTAAGATAGTAAAAATTAAGGATGACATCATGTCTGCCACACGTTATGCAGTTATGAGTCTAAGACACAGTACAACAGAAACATCTAAGTGGAATAGTAAAGGTAGACTAGGCCCTGATGTCGCAATCGTTTAGGAGATAAAAATGCAAAAAACGCTAGCAGAGCAATACAGAAAAATCAAACCGAAGCCAGCGATACCACCAAGTAGGACATGTCCTGATGGGAGTAGAGTTTCAAGAGGGAGAATGTGTCCTCCAACACCAGGTATACCAAGCAAACCGCAATCTAAGCCATCAAGAGCAGAGCGATTTAAAAGAGAAAGATTAAACAGATAATGGCTAACTTAATAGCATCACCTACTCAAATGGCTTATAAGCTCCAAGAACTAGAAGAAAAACTAGACAAACTACAAAAAGAATTAGACACACTAAAGGCAAAGAATGGCAAAAAAACCAAGAAAACTAACTGAAGACGAATTAGTATCACAGCTAAATTCCGAAATACAAGGAGCTACTGGCTACGCAAATACTGAACTCTCTAACCAAAGAGAAGAGTCTATGAAGTATTATCTTGGTGAGAAGTTTGGAAATGAGATTGATGGTCGTTCCGAAATCGTCACAACTGATGTAAGAGATACAGTCGAATACATTATGCCATCTTTGATGCGTATTTTTACCACACATAACAATACAGCAGAATTCGAGCCACAAGGTCCAGAAGACGTTGAAATGGCACAACAAGC